CATCTGCTAACCCAGGCGGACCTGGACATGGTTGGGTAAAAGAAAGGTATATTGATGCTAACGATGAAGAGAGAATCTTTATACCTTCTAAGATTCAAGATAACACTCCACTCATGGAAAATGATCCAGGCTATATTGATAGAATAAAAGGCAGTGGACCTCCTTGGTTGGTAAAGGCTTGGCTGGAAGGCGACTGGAATATTGCCCCAGGAGCTTTCTTTGAAAGCGTTTGGGATCCTTCTATACATGTTGTTGAACCATTTGACATACCATTAGAGTGGCGAAGATGGAAGTCATATGACCATGGATATAAGTCGCCAGCTGGATGTGTCTGGTTTACTCAAGACTATGATGGTATAATCTATATCTATAAAGAGCATTATTGGAGTTCTAAACCTAACAAAGGTAGTGAAACCCCAATAGAAGATATTGCGCGGGAGATTTTAGACATTGAAGAAGATGAGCGTTCGAAAAGTATTAGATTCAGAAATAATGTGGCGGACTCGGCGATTTTTATGCGAGACGGTCGCCATAAGAGTGTTGCAGACGTATTTGCTGATTATGGTATTATGTGGGAGGCTAGTTCAAAGGGTCCCGGGTCTAGAGTTCAGGGTTTACAAGAAATGGTTGATAGACTCAACAATGAAACGCTTAAGGTTTTCAGCACTTGCAAGCATTGGTTACGTACAGTACCTTCATTACCTGCTGACCCCAAGAGGGTGGAAGATATTGATACGAGCGCGGAGGATCACCTCTTCGACGCGACGCGATATGGTTTAATGATGAAGAGAGCTAGAAAATTGAAACCTAAGGTAAAAGAATTAGGACCGCAGCCATTTACTATGGCTTGGTTAGACAAACTTGACGAACTGTACGAGGCATAGTAATGGAAGACTTGAGCTTAAGTAATATAAATCCTAATACAGACGTTGGCATTCCTTCAGACGCTAAAGGGTTAATTAGAAAGTATCAGCAAAATGTAGAACTTTCTTATCAGAAATGGAAGGCTAGATACAAGGAAATTGAATCAGCTAGGCGTTATTCATTAGGGCGACTTAATGATAGAACACAAGGAATGAGTCTTGAACAAGCGTTTGGTCAAGGTGGTAGATTAATTAAAGGTAACATTATTCATGCTACATTGCAAGGTTTACTTCCACATATATATTCTAAAAATCCAGAAATAAAAATAAGACCTGGATTAAATGTAGATCCACAGGGTTCTCAGTATAGGGTTTCTGATTTATTTTCTAGCACTTTAGAAATTATCTTGAATGAATCGTTAAAGAAAGCAAGACTTAAAAAAATAGCTAAACAAGTATTACGTTCCTGCATGACAAGTAAAATTGGTATTGTAAAGGTAACATACCAAAGAGATTACTTTAAAGATCCATTAATTAGTAGAGAATTTAATGACGCGCAGGATAGTTTGGCAAAGATACAAGATGATATACGTCAATTAGAATCCGGCGATGGATACTATGGTGATAAAGACGAACTTGTAGAAGAGATAAAGATGACAATCAACTCTTTGTCGCAACGTGTCGAAGTGTTGCAACAAGAGGGTTTGAATCTTGGTTTTGTTCGTCCTGAAGATTTTCGTATGGATACGTCTCTTGATTCCTTACAAGATTATAATGCAGCCAGATGGATTGCTAATGTAACGTGGATGACACCATCAGATGTTATGGAGCGATTTCAATTAACGAAAAAAGATATTGAAAAATATACAATTTACAGGCGAACCACCGAAGGAATAGCAAATCGTTTAAACAAAGATAGTGCGTCTTATAGCGGAGAAGAGGATGTTAATCTTGCTGTTGCTGTTTGGGAGTACTGGGATAAAACAACACAAACGGTATATACTTGGTGTGAAGGCAGTGACAAATGGTGTAGGGAACCTTATGTACCAACAAAAATGGGTGAGCGATTCTTTCCATATTTTGTATTAGGTTTGAATTGGATAGATGGTCAAGAATGGCCAGTTTCTGAAACAGAATTAATGATGAACTTACAGGACGAATATAATACTGTAAGAGAACAATTAGCAATGCACAGAAAACTCTCTGCTCCTTTTTATGTAGCTGATGCTTCTCGTGTAAATGAAGAAGATATTGACGTGTTTAGTAATGCTACTATTGGTGATATCGCTATGATTAATGCTTCTGGACTTGGCGTTAATCAAGTATTTCAACCAGTGCAAGTACCCCCAATGAATCCAGTTGTATATGATACCACTCCAATTCGTACAGATATGGAATGGATTAGTGGGTTGGGTGATGCACAACGTGGTGGGATTATGCGTGCTAAGACAGCAACAGAAGCCAACATACAACAAGAAGGTATGGCTTCTAGGATGCAAGAGAAAATTGACGTTACAGAAGATTGGTTAAAAGATATAGCTTGGTATGCAGCTGAAGTTCTTTTGCAAGAGATTTCTCCACAGAGAGCACAAGCAATTGCTGGACCACAGGCGTTTTGGCCAATACTAAATAAACAGCAATTATACGATTCTGTTTTTATCAAGATTGCTGCCGGTAGTACTGGCATGCCAGATAATAATGCGGAAAGAATGCGATGGATAGAATTGATGCCGATCATTATGCAGAATATACAAATGGTGCAAATGATGAGACAAGCAGGTGTACCTGATCAGTTTAATCCTTACGTTCAATTACTAGAAGAGACTTTCAAACGTTTTGACGAGAGAATAGATATATCAAAATTCTTACCACCCATGCCAGAAGACGTGCAGGCTCACATGCAACAAAACATGATGATGCAACAGGCTATGGGACAAGGTCAACAACAAGGTATGCCTAATGCGGTTCAACCCCCTCCACCACCACAAGGGGCGAATGAGGTTATGAATGCTCCAAATAATAGAGTGATGCAGAGATCAAGAAATCAATATCGACCACCACAGGGAGAAATGTAAATGGCCGAAGTTCAAGAAGAATTATCTAATACAGAGTTACAAGACAGTACTTTTGATGTTATGTCAGAAGCACTAGAAGATCTACACAAGGATGATCCTGTTGTAGAAGCCGCAGAGGAGATTGTTAATGACGAACCAATTGCCGAGCAGTCAGCAGAGTCAGACGTTAAAGCTCCCACCTTCGAAGAAGCTCAGAACGCACAGCAGGACGCGAGGAGTAGGGTTGATCTTGCAGAAGAATCAGAAGAAGAATTTCAAGCAAGCAAGGGAGTTCAAGCGTCAGAAGGTTTAGCTTTAGAAGATGCAGATGTTTACGACAATTTAAAACCTAAGGCTCAAGAGCGCTTCAAACATTGGATAGATAAAGCTAATAGTCTAGAACAAGAATATCACTCTATGTTGCAGGGTAATAATCAATTACATGGCATTATAGAAGGAAGCACAACGAATCCGCAGCAATTGGGTTGGGCACTAGAAATGTTCAAGGGTTTAAACTCTGGCAATTACGCTACAGCTGTCAACTCTTTAAAGGCGTTAGACCAGTTCTCTAATCAGATTGCTAAAACCTTAGGTGTGCAAACAGAAGGCAACGAACAAGCTAATTTCGGTGATTTCGAAGATCTATCAGGCGCCGTTGAAAATCTTGAGATGAGTGAAGAGTGGGCAAACAAGTTAGCTTCACAAAGAATAGCACAGAATTCTATGCACCAAGCACAGAATAATTTTCAGCAACACAATCATCAACAAGCACAAATGATGCAACATATTGAGGTTGGTAAAAATACTGCATTCCAACAGATTGAAGCTTGGGAAAACAATTTGACTGAAAAAGATCCCGATTATGGCTTGAAGAAGGATATAATGATAGAAATGGGTACTCAACTTGCTCAATCGGAAGTTCCACCTGATCAGTGGCTTCCTGTCTTGCAGAATCAGTATCAAATGCTTTCGAGAGGTATGGGTGTAGCCGGCGGACCGAAAAGCAAAGCTAGTAGACGTTCTGGGCCCCTAGCACCCGGTTCCGGCAATAGTGGCACAATAAATGCAATGAATTCAAATCAGGCAGAGGTTACGCCTGAATTTCTTCAAGCTCATTTAGATGCCATGCACGAATAACAGGATTAGATGAGAGCTGGGTTCATCACCAGTAGCACGTATTGGTTTTCGTGTGACCAACCCTGTTCCACATAATTACATTCCTTTGGAGGGAAAATAATGGCAACACAAACAGCATTACATGCTGATGACATTACCCAACTAGGATATGTAGCTCTTCAGAATTATTTGAAGAATAAACCTATTGATCAGGTTGCGGAAGAACGTCCCCTGCTAAAAGCTCTAATGGCAAAGAAAAAGCCTTGGGGTGGCGGTAAAGAAAATATCGTTGAGCAGATTCGTACTGGTTATGACAACAATTTTGAGTGGTTTGGAGATACTTCTAAGAATGTCTCTGACACAATTGGTTATAACACCCGCGACACGGTTCGTCAGGCTTATTATCCTTGGAACTCGGCACATGACGGTTTCCAGTTTTCTGAAGACTACTTACTTGGTAACGGTATTCTTATTGGCGATTCACAAAGTCCGCGCAATTCTAGCGCTGCGGGTCTTGTACAATTAACTAACGTCTTTAACGAGGCAATGGAAGTTCTACGTCTTGGTTTCGAGAAGATCCTCGATCAATCATTACATATGGATGGCACCATTGCAGTTGGTGCAGGTACTGGAACAGCTAACAAGGCAATCAACGGTCTAGATTTTCTAGTACCTTTTGATCCTCGTACTGGTACAGTTGGTGGCATCAACCGCGCTACATCGTCTTACTGGCGTAACCATTTTGATACAGGTAGCGGTCTGGATACCTTCGGCACTATTACTCCTACTGGCTATGCTGGTGATGCTTTATTGGCACCCATGCAAGCACTATGGAGAGCATGTCAGCAGAATGGTGGAAGTCCTGATCTAATTTTGGTTGGTTCTGAATTCCTTACGTCTTATGAAGCTGCGGTTGACGGAAAGTTAGCTCGTTACGCTGTACAACCTGGTTCATCTAGTTCTCCTTGGAACTATGATCCCTCAACAGAGATCAAAAACATGGGCACGTTTACGGGTCTATTTTTTCAAGGTGTTCCACTAATTTGGGATCCGTTCTTTGAGATCGCAAATGATTTACCAGGTAGTCCGTCAGGTAGTAATGGCACAGATGTTTCTTGGAAGAAACGGTGTTATTTCATTAATTCAAAGCATTTAACTCTTCGTCCTATTCAGGATAATGATATGATTGCTAGGAAACCACCTCGCGCACATACCAGTTATAATTATTACTGGGGCATGACATGGCGTGGCTCGCTAACTGCGAACCGCATGAATTGTCACGGTTGTATTATGGCATCTGGTGCAGCTAGTTAATGTTGTATTCGGAGGGGGCGAAAGCCCCCTTCGGTTTATTTTAAAAGGGAGAAAAACATGAATATTCCAATGGTTGAAATTTTTATAAATAAAGACCAATTTAATTCAATGAAGAAGGTTTTGCCAGCACATGAATTAGCGATATATACACATACGTGGGGAGCAGAGTGTATAGAAATGATTGGTAGATCAGATGCAAAAGATCACGAAATTGATAGCATTGAAGATGAAGTTAAAAGACTCGTAGAGTCATGGGGTAAAGATTTATTGCAAAATGTTTTTGGTGGAAGTTATCCAGATGTTATAGAAGTTTCGATAAACAGAATAATGGAAAAAGAGAGGAAACTAGATGGCAGCGAGAACACTGCTAAGTCTGAGAACGGAGTTAGCGCAGAGACTAGGGTTTAGCTCTTCAGGTTCTGGAGCTATTCTTCAAGCTAATCTTTTAGATTCTGCTTTACGTAGTGGACAAGAGCAATTATTTTATGAGTTTGGTGATGTTTTAACAAACAAAATTAATGATACTGTTCCTGGTAAAACAGTAGCGGATCAAAAAACTTATAATGTACCAAATGATTGCAACCTACTTAAACCATTAATTGTATCTATAAAGCGATCTGGATCAGAAAACTATTTTGCAATACCATCTGGTATATCTTCTGCCGAACATAACTTTGAATCTATAACTACACAAACACCTAGTCGTTGGGATGTTTTGGAAGATGGTGGTGTACCAAAATTAGAACTTTGGCCAACACCTGATACCTCTGATGATAGTATAAGATTAGAATATAATTCGGGTTTAAAACCATTTTCAGAAGATATTGATTTAACATCAATAGAACCACAATTAATTTTGCTTCATGGTATTACTACCATGAAAGCACATTATAGACAACCAGATTATGAAATTTATGCTGGTCAGTTAGAATCATTACTTGGTCGTATAAGATCTGCTTTAACACAACGACACCGTAGAACTAAACGAACAACAAGTTTTATTCTTTCTGTATCGACAGATCAACCAGAGATTGGATCTAGTGTTACACGACAAATAACCAATATAATATCATCTAGCACGTTTATTACACCAGCTACTGGTACTAGTACATACATTACAACAGCAACTGGTCCATAGGAATTATTTATGCCTACCACACAAGTAATCAATATGACAGCTCGATCTTCATCGAGTTTAAATTATAACGATTTTCTTTACTTAACAAAAGAAGCAC